GGTTAGATACGATGGCTCGATAGCCATTCATCGTACCGCCAGGCTCGACAACGAATTGTGCGGTGTTAGATGCTTTTTCTACGCTCTTCAATGCGCCATACATGCTAGCGGGGAGAATGTATGCCAGGCTGCCTTGGAGCGCATTGTCCTCAGCAACTTTGGTTTCCATTTCCACAACTTGAGCAAACGTCGGGATGAGATCAGGAGCAGTGCCGAAATCAACAGTGTTAATTCCAGAAGTGTTCTTGATACCAGTGGGCTGGCCTGATGAGCCAGAGCCTGCCAACGCTGCCAAGTCCATTGCTGTAGCAATTGCTTGAGCAAGATCATCACGGATCAGAGCCTCAATGTCTAAGGTGCTCTGAGCGATCATTCTTCGAGTCACTTCCGTGAATGCCCCAAGATCCTTGGGAGTCAGAGAAATCTGGCTAAAAGTCGGCTCAGATTCAGCAACGTTTGCACCCTCAGTTGCCAACCAAGCGGCAGCAGAGGCAGTTGCTTTCTTAGGAATCTTCACATCGCTTTGCAAGCCGTTCAGAATGCGAGCGCCTGCTTGCATTACTGAAGACTGATTTCGAAGCACGTCAATGAACTCACCGCCACGGAAATCTTCCGTCAGAGCGTTTGAGTCGTCCGTGGTGTTTAAGTCACGCGTCCAGTTTCGCAGAACGTCAGTAGGAAGCATCACACCTTGTGCGGGCCTGCCATACTGCTCAGATGCAGCACGAGAGCACTCGAATTCGAATGCAGCGGCTTCTTGAGCGCGTCGATCATGCGGATTAGCCAGAGCATTGATTGCTCGAACTAAGCTGAATCGCTTAACTTCTCTTGCAGTCATGCCGATGTCTTGTTTTACAAGAGCTTCGTTAGACTTGATTTCGTCCAGAAGGATTCCTCGGAATTCTTCAATTGAACGTCCTTCAGCGATGGCACGTTGAGCCAAATCGCCTTTGTTGTGCTTGCGACCAAGCTCAACAATTTCCGCCGCGTTCTTTCGTTCTGCTTTGCGAACTTCATCCTGAACGGCAGCGACGTCAACAGATACTTGTTCTGTCATGGTAGTCACCTCTATGTGTGGATTTTTGGTTTCAAGATGAGGCTCGCTAGATCGTCCCACGCCAACTGTCACGTCTGCTGGGATAGAAACCAGGCTGGCCTCTAGTGGAGTCCAAGATTTAGCCACATATGTGTCTTTATCTCTTTTCTCCAGTCTGTTGATAGAGTAGCCGACTGAGATGTTGGCTTTAATTCCATCGCAAACATCTATGAACGCTTCAGAAGCTAGTGCATTTCGTCCAAAACGCACTTTAGCCCGTAGTCTGCGGGTTTCTTCATCCAGTTCAACAGATTCAACGACACCTATCTGCTGTTTTGGATCGTGATCCAAAAGCAAAGGTGCTCTGCCTGAAGCGATGAAACTCATATCAATCGCATCAGCACTATGTTCTAAAACTTCATTTCCAAATGATCGCTCAACAGGCTCTTCTGACGAAAGAGCAATCATAGCTGTCCTGCCCTCTTCATCAATTGGACCTTTATCCATATGGATGGCCCGATAAACCAATTCCGGACCTGATGCTCGATCAAGCTCTTCTTTCATCGCTTCGTAATCTTCGTCCATAACTTCTTGACGTTCTTCTTCAAGATGTCCAGAAGATTCTTCAACGACTTCTTCAACCATTTCATTTTTTGCAAACTCCACGATGAAAGTCTCGTCAGTCTCTTCGACATTTACGATATGTCTTTCCATACCTTTTGTCTCTATTGCTGGTTCAAATTCGATGACGTCATAGTCATGCTCGTTTAGCCATTCCCTGGCTTGTTCCGCCGTAAATATTTCTGAATCAAATCTAATTGATTGTAATTCAGATTTTTCGTCCTTAATTCCAACGATTATATCAATCCCTTCGCCAAATTCATCTGATAATCTTCTGAATTCGTCATATTTGCTTGGATCTTCTATTCTGGCTGCATGTTCGTTTGGATACGGCCTTTTATTTTCCTTTTCATTCTTTAATCGTTCTACGATTGTTTTAGACCACCTAAAACCAGCGTCACCGCCCCACAAACTCCAAGCGATCCGCCCATTCGATGGATATCCTTTCTCGCCAGGGCTAAATCCCTCACCTTTTTTATCAACTTCATGCCTGGAAAAATAAGAATACATTCTTTTTACGGTGTCTTCAGGCAGTTGTTTTCCATTGACAATATCTCTTGCACGCGCAATACCTACTGCTGTACCTCCTCTGCCATGCTCTTTGCGCCAATCAAGGCCCTTCTGAGCTTCTGTAATCATTCCGCCTGTTGGCTTAAAGCTAGCCATCTTCGTCCTCAATCACTGTATCTCGTTGAGATCCATACGGCTCAATCGCGTATTGAACGCCAAACTGATCAGCAAGCTGCTTATCTCTCGCGATTTGACTGAGAAGCTCTTCCGCATCCATGCCATATTGCCCAGCGATGTGGCTCAATGAAAGAATTCCGTTTTTCATTCCAACAACGCTAGCATTCATCTCTTTAAGAGGATCTACCCATGAAAATCCTCTGCCTCTGAATTCAGCAGCATTAGAAAAACGTTCATATTGTCTCAAAGGGATGCCAAACGAGTTCATGTCCATCGCAGCGCCAAGCCAGGAATCAAAAACAGGGCGAACAAAATGCTCAATCATGAACGATGTCATGTTTCGATAAAAATCACGCTCTTCCAGCGCTCCCTGCCTGATTGAAGAGTAGCTCGTAGCTTCTAAATCATTGGAAAGTGACGTATATGAAACGCCTAAACCGCTGGCAATACCCCGCAAAATAGCCTTATGAAACGCGTCAAATTCGTTGGACGGGAACGCAGGCTCGAAGGCTGTGAAGTCGACTCCCGCTGGAAGGGTATGAAAAGATCCTGGTTCTGCCGAAATAATAGGCGCTGAATCTTCGTAATCGTCAGCAATGAAGCCATTTTCACCCTGGATCTTAAAAAATCCCATTTTTGACGCGCCAACACGCGCATTTATGACTGCGGCTTCCCGAAAAGCTCCTAATTGCTTGATCGCTGGTATTGCTGGCGTTAACCAAGGCTCGCCACGAGTTTGTCCAGGACGAGCTTGTTTGAAAATATGAATAACTCTATCCGCAGGGATTCTAGTGTGCTTAGGACTACGCTTTGATGTCGCAAAGTCATAATCTCCTGGGTGATATGTCAAAACGTGATAAGCAACAGGCTTTTTGAAGCGATCAACCTCGATTCCCATTCGAATCTGATTGCCGTTCTCAACATTTTTATTCAATTGCTCATCAATTTGATCTGCTTCGATGAATTCTAGCGCGAACGAATCGTGAAACGATGCGCCACGATGCTTAATGATGAACGCTTCACCATCTTTCGCAACCAGTTCAATCGCTAATTTTTGAACATCGATCCATGACATTTTCCCACAGACAGTAGGACGGCTATAACGCCCCCATCGTTTGAAAGCATCTTCAACGGATTGATTGCCTGATTGATCTAAATTTCCAACTGAATCGATTGCTTTTGATTGAAAAAAAACGCCTTTTTCACCGATTACATTAACTTTCAGCAATTCGAAATAACGTCGAGCATATTCGTTATTGTAAGAAAGATCTCGACTCCTATTCCTTAACTCTCGTAGCGCTCCGCGCAACTCAGAATCTGCTGATCTCTCAGATGCAACAAAATCGCTAAATAAGCGATTCGTATTCACTCCAGCATATCCCCTCCGCTGAATTTCCTTCTTTGGCGGGGTTCTAAAAATATCTAAGATACCCATCAGAACCTCACTTTAATGGTGGCAGATGTTGGGCGATGGTTTAATGCGTCAAGTTTTGCCCTTTCAGATACGACTCTTCCTGAAAAATACTTCTGGGCTTCAACCAATTCATCGAAAGTCATCTTAGTCAGGCTTCTTCCAGCGATGCTGTAGGATGACACATCAGCGTCAGCCTTGCCCTGCAACAAAGACTCAATCTTAGATAACATTATTTCTGAATGTGACCTTGGATCGGCAGAATTTAAATCTAAATCAGGAATGACTTTGAAATGTCCGCGATCAACGACTTTCCGTTCACTGTCAGAGTTTCGGACAATCTCAATTTGCCAGTGATAATCGCCTGGATTGTAGCTTGCAGTAGCAGTTGAGCTTGCTTGAATCAGGAAATGCGTAGTTTGGCCAGTAGCAGTGAGATTAATCTCATTTCCGCCACCAGCTATTCTAGCTATGTAGTTCAGAGTATAACTTGCCGTCGGATATGCATCGACAAGATCAGATCTTTTCCATTGGACAAAATCGCCAACAACGATTTCGCTAGGTTCACCTTCAGATACTTCGGTAAAGTAATTTGTCCTTGTCGACATTGTCACCGCCATGCATTGACGAATCCTTGCGTCTGAGGGACGAAAGGACGGGTTATTTTATTCGGTGGCTTTTCAGCCACTTCAGGCTTAGATTTTATCTTATCTGAAATGGTATTGACATCCACGTTAAGTATAGCGTATGCCGCAACCGAATACACCATGCAATCGAGCGCTTCATTTCGCGGCCTGATTTTCTGAAATACCCGTTTCTTATATCCTCTTACAAACCTAGTGACAATCTTTTCTGCCGTGAGTTGAAGGAAATATTCATCATTCAGTTTATCTGAAAAATGAATATAACCAGCACCTGGCTCGTTGATTCTCATCCTTGCGAACAATAAATCTTTGACAGTATCCACCCCAATCGGGAATAGATGACATTTCATAGAGTTATTTCTACTTGGCTTGCCTGCTATTGGTTTTCCTTCACCACCGACACCTTTGATCGCAAAATAACGCTTCCCATAGTTCTTTTTGCAATAAGCGTAAACGGAATTCGTAAAGTGCCCCCCCGAGTCAACGCAAGCCGCCCGAATTACAATTTGTCGTTCATCTTCTGTTTCATAAACTTGGCCAAGTGTTTGATCTAAAAGCGTCCACATCTGGGGAGTCGATGGATCTCCATACAAGATTTTGTGATCAATAATCCAACTCTGATCATCCTTACCCCATCCAACTATTGTTATTTCGAGTCTATCGTCTTGGGTATCAACTCCAGCAGTCAACAGTACAACTTCCTCTGGGACTTTTTCCATAGGCTCTCGTCGTTCTGATAGCGAATACTGATCAACAGATTCACCTTCATCTTCCCAAGATTCACCCCAATAGGTATTGCAGAATACCTTGAGCTGCTCTGGATTCTTTTTGACAGACAAAAATTCTCTGACACCATCACTTAATGGCGTCCAGGGAGAATAAAGGCCAGAAATCTTAAACCCAGCTATTCCTTTGAATTCGCCACGAGCTACCCATTGCCCATTTCTAACCGCCCAGCGCCTATCAGCATCCGTCCAAAGGCATCCGCACTCCTCGCAAACATAACCAGCAGTTTCTGGATCATCATTCTGCCATCTGACATTAGCCCAGACTAGAGTTTGCTGATGTTCGCAGTGCTTACATGGAACATAATATTCACGCATGTCCGATTTTTCATAAGCATCCTCAATTCTCGAAACACCTTTGATCGTTGGGGTAGATACAGCAATGATCTTGCGATTCCAAAATGTTGCGGTACGCTTTCGAGCCAAGTTCAGCGGATCACCCTCGCTACCAGCCGATGCTGGGAAACGATCAACCTCATCTGCGAGCACTATTCTTATGGGACGCGAACTTAATCCTGACGGCGCATTACTTCCTGTGAGGCTCAGACTTCCACCAGGAAAAATCTTATGCATCGTTGTATTGTTAGAATCTCTTGCCCTGGGATCTTTTACTTTATTTTGCAGAGCTGGGGTGGCACGCAATAGTCCATTAGCGATTCGATCTTTACTAAATGCCTGAGCCATAGACTCGGTGGGCTGTAACATCAGGATTGGGCATGGATCGTGATCGATGTGATAACCAATGATGTTGAGTAACGCTTCAGACTTTCCCAACTGAGCGCCAGCCATAACTACGACTTCTTTAACTTTAGGATCAGAGCAAGCATCCATTATGCCGCGTTGATATTCGGCTCGACTGGTATACCATTGTCCAGATTCTGAACTGGTTTGACTGTCCAATTTCCTTGTGGAATCAGCCCAAGAGCTAACCGTTAACTTGGGTGGCGGCCTCAGAATGCTCATCCCATTCAAAAGTATTCTCTTCGCTTTCGACAAATTTTCCATATTCTGACAATTCTAAAAGAGCTTCTTCTACAAATGATTGGAGCATATCCATGATGACATGAATTTCTGTTTGGCCACTTAATAAAGGTGCCGCCTTAGAAGGAATGGATAGCATCTTTGATTTCATATCTACAAGAATCGATTGCCATTCCTTAGCCACGTCTTCGGTTCTTACCAAAACCTCATTCAGATGATCTAGCTCGATCTGCGCTTTGTCTGCTTGCAGCTTAACCAGCCTAGACTTTTCCAAATGCATATCAGCAGGCGCTGCGGTATTACCAGCCATTCTTTCTTGAAGATATCTGATATATCCCTGGACTGCTGGTGCTAATTCATAACGATTTCTTTCTGTTTTCGGAATGA